GCCAATGGGTTTGTAATCTTGCCAAAGAACTGACACCCGCTGCAAACGCCCGGATTCTCGCTGTCGAATTTTGTGCAAGGGTATGGGCCTTTGATCTCGCCCAGCTTCTGGTGCATCCGCGTGGTGTCGTATGGGTGCTGTTGCGTCAACCACAGTGCGGCCTTGGCTCCATCCGAGCAGGGCTTGGCGATGCTCAACCACGCACGCCACAACGGCTCCATTCCTTCTTCGGTGGCGTTCTCCACGAAGTGCGACAACTGCAAGCACCCCTTGCCGTCCATAGTCTTGCGCAGAATGTTCTTGAAGCGCGTCTCGCTGTTCTCAAACAACTTGACTGCCGTGGCCGTGGGTGGGTTCTTGGCAAAGTCTGGGCGCATACCCAAGCCCTCGCCTGCTGGGGCGATGCTGTCTTCTTCGAGCAACTCGCGGATGCTGTCACGCAGCACCTTGAAATTGAACACGCTGCCTTCGGCCAGTACCGACACAAGGCGCGGCTCTGGATATTTTTCTTTAAAGTTGAATGTCTCGGGGATGCGCAGCACTCGGGCAGAGTCTGCGGTCACGGTCATGTCGATGTTGAGTTTCTTTTGCTTGCACAGCTTCTTGAAGTTCTCCGCCATTGGCTTCCAAACGTCAATGCTCACCGCTTCTTCAAACGGCCAATAGCAATGCAGCCCACCGCCGGAGCCGACCATCCAAGGCATACCTAGTTCACCAAGGCCAGTCTCTTGCAAGAATGCGTGCAGCGCAATCGCCGCTTGTTTCTTGCTGGCGTAGCCGTCCATGTCGATGAACAACGCTTTGATGAAGCGTGCATTTGCTGCTTGGCGCTTGCCCGAAACTTCAAACGTAGACAGCGCGAAGAAGACGTTCTTCTTGGCCGCAACCCAATCGTCTACTTGGGGATAAAAATCTTGAGTGGCTTGAACATAGATGTGCTCCTTTTTTGTTGTACTAAGCTCTGCCGCGCAATAGAACCCATGTCCCGGGGTCGGCAAAACCACCGCTAGAAAGTCAAGCGGACTCATAGAAATCCTCGGGAATTGTTAGATGAACAGGTCTTTTTGTGCAGGGTCTTTTGCTGGAAACGCATCCAAGGGCGCGAGGGCAATGAAGCGGCGCAACAATTCACGCTGCCACACCACGGACATGCCGTATTCAGAATCCATAGCAATCGCAGACAAACGAATCAACTCGCTGTTGCTCAAGTTTCGAGGTTGTAAATCTTGCATATTTTTCTCCACGCTTCGTCAGCGGTTTTTGTTTCTTTGAGAATCTTCAACAGTAGTTCAGCGCGTTGTTCGTAGGCAGGGAAAATGTCGCCACCCTTGAACCAGTTGTAAGCTGTTTGACGTGAAACGCCCAGCGCTTTAGATACGCGCACTACGGAGAAGTCGCGGTGGATAGCCCAACGGCCAAGCTGGTTGCCCAGCGTCTTTGGCGCGTCTGCTATTTCGTCGATTGTTTTTTGAGAGTAGGGCATTTTTGTGGGTGGAGGGTACTCGCAGCGCTTTCCCCTCGAACTCCTTATTTCTTGTTATTCCCCAAGTGGGAAGGGTGAAACGATGATGCGTGGTTCGAGGTAAACCACTGTTGCTTTTTTGGTTTTGGGGTCAACGCATTGAACCCAAGTACCGTCTGCGCTGGCGGGGCTATACAGACCGTTTGGATCGGCTTGTGGCAAGGTGACGTTGCCGTGGTCGGGTGTTTCGCTCATGCGTGCCACTCGTTGCGGGTTGGTGTACTGGGTGGCATAGGGCAAGCCAAAGCCAACAGAATCACACACTTTGTGCATCTTGCCGTTCATGTCCATAATGTATGTGGTGGTGGCCACATTGCGGTCACGCAGCTCCAAGATGTCTTTCATCATGCGCTTCTCTGCGAAGTTGGTGATGGCCGGCATTCCCACAGTTTCAACTGCACGAAGACTCATTTCTTCTTGCTTGGCTTTTTCAATTTGCGTTGAGGTTGGCTTAATTTGGTCGCAAGCCGTCAGGCTAATGATCAGGCAGGCAATTGCAAGGCGGGTGTAGTTCATTTTCCGCTCCTCAAGTCGTTGTAAAAGTTGCGCAGGTTGGCTGGCATACGGTCTTCGGGATACACCGAGAAGCGGTGCAACACGATGGCACGCAAAGCGTCTTTGTGTTCAGCGTCAGCATTGATGTACTGCAACTGGAGGTCTTCCAAGTCACGCACCATGCCGTCGTTGTACTGCTCAGACTCTTTGAACACCTTGTTGTCCAAGGCACGATACTTCGGTGCAAAGTAGCTGGACATTTCGTACCCTAAGAACGATAGCCCGACTATCAAGGCAAGCGCAGCAATGATTGCAGCAGGGATTCCTAAAAGCTCTTTCATGTTTGTTTCCTAGTTGGTTTGAGGTGAGGGCTTGCGCCCCCACGGTTCAGTTAGTCTTCATCGTCCCAGTTCGCAACCACTGAGGCCAAGTCTTTTTTGGCAGGCACAGCGTTGGTCTTGGCGGCTTTCTCGCGCACGACTGGAGTAGCTTCCTCTTCTTCCTCCTCTTCGGGCGCTGGCGCAGGGGCGGCTTTGGGTTTGGCTGCGGCCTTGGCTTTTGCTTTGGGTGGAGGTGGTGGGGCTTCGCCTTCTTCCTCTTCGGGTTCAGGCTCAGGTGCAGGAGCAACTTTGGCCTTGGCTTTAGGAGGTGTGCCAGCCAACGAGTCGGCAGGTTTGGCTTTGTCCATAGCGCCAGCGGTTTGCACCACGGCTTGGGCAGCATCGGGATGCTCGCCTTGTTTGGTGGCGGTCTCGAACTCGTCTTCGGTCAACCAGCGCATTGCTTTGAAGAACAGCTTGGGGCTTTCGGCCTTGGTGTCAAACTTCATGCGTGTGATAACCATGCTGGGGTCAACGGACTGTGCCACCAACCAACGAGCGTAGGCTTGCAGAGGGCGGTTCTCGCCTTCTTCTTTACCAAACAAAGACTTCGCAGGCACGGTCAACTGGAGCACGTCACCTTCAATGTCGTTAGCCATCACCACAGCCAAGCGTTGTTGGAAGCGGCAAGCGCGGCTTTCGCCTTCGCCAGAACCAGAGATGTTCTGTGGGCAACCTTCGCAAGTCTTGGCTTGAGGTTCTTTGATAGAAGCGTCAGGCGTGTCGCCATCGTTTGACCAGCAGTCAGGAGCCGCCGCAGTGTCGCCATCGTACTTGGCCATGTAGAAAGTGCGGGAGACTTTCGGCGCAGCTTTGACGATCACCACATCCAGATAGCGTTCTTCGATGTTGGCAACTTCTTTGCCGCCGGAGATCAAACGAAACACGCCACCTTTGATGCTGATGCGCTTGCCGGTGCTGCCGCCGCCCATCAAGGCTTTGGCGGTGTCAGAGAGTTCACCTTTCTTGGCGAATGAGGGCAGTTGGCCGGGGTTAAAGAGAGCTACATTGCTCATGGGATTTTCCTTACTTGGTTGGTTTACGGACGGAAATGCTGTACTCGGAATTCGAGTTCAAGCCGGGGGGCACAACGCCGGGGTTCTCTTCCAAGAACTGCTTCATGTTGCCCTGTGCAATTCGCTTCTCGAACAAGTCAAGAGCATCGTGCTGAATCACAAAGGATTTGAACGAGTCCCAGTCACTGGTCGAGTAGCGTGTGGATACGCCAAGAACAACGGTTCCGGCATCGGTGCGAACGGATGTGACGCCAAGCGCTTTCATCTGGTCTTTCATAGCGTTCTTCAAAACTTCTTGTTGCTCCTTGAGCGCTTCGACTTTGTTGTCGTACTCTTGGGTCAGCAGGTCGATCTCGGAACGGATGCGGCGATACACCTTCGCCATTTTGTCTAGAGGCACTACCTCTGCGGGTGCGTCTTGCGCAGTTTCTTCACTCATCACTTTCTCCTAGTTGATGCCGTCTTTGCGGCTGAAATGTTTGTCAAGGGTTAGACAGTGTACATGGTTTTCAAATGCTTGCAACTCCTTTCAAGATTTAATTTCTGTGTCGAACATTTGGGTTAAAAGTGAATGGTCACTAACCTTTCCTTCTAATGCTTTAAACATCTTTTTCTCGATTGGGCTACCCGAGATGTGGATGACTGTCACCTTGGCGGCTGTCTGTCCTTTGCGGTCAGCGCGTGCGCAGCACTGCACGTATTGCTCCACGCTCATCAAGGGGCCAAAAAACACCACAGTGTCGGCAGCAGTCAACGTAATCCCATGCGCTGTGGCTTGGGGCTGCATCACCAACACGCGAGGTTGTGGTTCATTTTGAAAGCGCCTGATGATGTCGGCACGTTTGGTGGCTGGCACATCGCCCTGAATGATCTCGTTGGCGATGCCGTGCTTGGTGAGGTGGCGGTTGATGGTGTCGATGCTGGAGCGAAACAGCGCGAAGATGATGACCTTGCGATCGGTCTCTTCCAAGATTTCTTCTAGTACCGACAGGCGGGGCGAGGCGTCGAATTCCGCCACTTCACCTTCGTCCGTGTAGGCTGCGCCACAACTGATCTGCAACAGCTTGCTCACGCCAGCGGCAGCGTTAACCGCGCTGATTGTTTCGCCTGCGGCCTGCACCAACATCCGCTCTTTGAGCATGTTGTAGTATTTGTTCTGTTGCGCTGTCATCGGCACTTCGCGGGTCATCGTCACCACGGGCGGCAAGTCCAAGCATTGTTCTTTGGTGAACCTGATCGCGGGTTGCAACGCTTCATGCACAAGATCGTGCGCGTTGGCTTTTGGTGCCCACTTAAACATTGTCACCTTGTGCATTACCTTGTCGCGCCACGCAGTGAAGAACGCTGGCACACCTTTGGGGTTGACTAGCTTGGCCAAGCCATAAGCATCAGCGGGGGACTGCGAAGCAGGCGTGCCTGTCATCATCCACAAGTGCGTGTTGGGCGCAATGATTGAGTTCAGTGACTTCCAGCGTTTGGTTGTGGCCGTCTTGTACGCATTGGCCTCATCCACAATCACGAGATCAAATTTGCCGTTGGCTTTGACTTCATCAGCAATCAGGTTCAAGCCTTCGTAGTTGACGATCACAAACTCATAGCTGTGCTGAATCATCTCGATGCGCGTTGCTGCCTTGGGGTGGTGGGCAATGATGGCGCTGCGGTGAATGATGCTGTTGTTTAAGTCCTGCATCCACGCGGCTTGCATGATCGACAGAGGACACAGAATCAAACAGCGGCGCACCTCTCCACGTTGCATCAAGTAATCCGCAGCCCACAGTGCCGAGAGCGTCTTGCCTGTGCCGGGTTCGCTGAACACAAAAGCGCGGCGGTTGAGCGTCAAGAAAGATGCTGTCTCCACTTGGTGCGCCATAGGTTTGAATCTGCCCGGCCACGCATAGCGCTTAGTAATAGGCGAAGGTACATCTTTGACGCCTATATTTTTCAGTACCCGCGCTTCATCTAATCCCCAAAACACAGCGACAGACGCAGAGCCATCAGCGTGTGTTTCAACGACTTGGCTTCTAGGAATGATGCTGTATTTTTCTGGCTGTCTGGTTCTGATGAGAAGTGCTTTGTTGTCAATGATTTCCATCGCTTGTCCTAGTTTTATTCTTCAGGGTCGAATGCAGGCGTTCCCGTTACCAACAGCACATCGGCCAACATACTGATAGCCAAGTCGATTTCTTCGTCCGTCAGTACGTCTTTGATAGGGCAACCGGTATCTAAAAAATACGCTGCCTTCATCACCTTGTCTGCTAAGGTTGCTTGTGTCATTTGTTATCCCCTTGATTGGCGCTCTTGCTTCGCAGTCTTAGGTTGCCCTTGGTTGACTTGCCGCCTTTGCGCAGCGGCTTGATGTGGTCGATGTCTTTGCCTGAACGGTCGATGCCTGCTTTGTCGTATGCACGACGAGCACGCTGGCGCTCATGCTGATCTGAGCCGGGGCCTGATTTGCCCGTCTTCAAATCTTGTTGGTACTCTTTTTTCCAATCACGTTTAGTTGCCATGATTTACTCAATGTTTTGGGTTGAACTCACAGCTAGTGCAGGGGCAGTAGCCGCACAAAGGATTCTTGTTTGGA